GTCGCGGCGCATGCAGTCGTTCCAGGTGCCGCCGTCGGGGTTGAGTTCGGCGGGGTTGGTGACGGTGTGGCCAATGGCGCGAAGGCTTGCGGTCATGCTATGGAAGGTTGGGGAGTTGAGGCCAGGCAGGCCGGTCATTGGTCCGCTCAGATAAATCGCTTTTTTATTTATGGCAGGCATGGTATCCCCCCCCCAGAATGAGTGATGCCGTTAGGATCGGGAGTAAATAAATGAGGATTGGCGCAATGGAGATCTTTGTGGCAGCGATGCTGCTCGCTCTCGGATTTATCTTTGGTTCACTCTCTCCAAAAACGAATTTCTGGGAGTTTGATATCGCCAATTTCTTCGAAATGGCTGCATCAATCGGAACGGTGATTGCCGCCTTTGTCGCGATACCTGCGTTGAATAGCTGGAGAAAGCAATTCAAACACGGGGAGAAACTTAAACGACTAGAAGGTCTGCGCACTGTTGATGGCGCTTTTGCTGCGTTGTATTCGCTATGTGATTCTCATAATCAGCATGTTGCATGCAAATTGCGAGGTGATGATGGCGCCGCACTGCTTGCCGAAATTTCTTCGGCGAGAAGTTTATGGTTCAAAAGGGCAGCTGAGTTTTCTAAATCTTGGCGTGACGCAAAAATTGTGATGACGCCGGACGAGATCGAGAAGTTTAGGTGGCATCCAGACAGACTGGATGGATTCGGACTACAACTTGTGGCGTCCATTGCAACAATCGAGTATCACTCACACAGAAACTTGCTGGACGTGACGACGTCGCCATTCCTAACCCTAATGCAAGAGTACAACCTTACCCGTATAAGCCTACGAGATGCTGTCGTTGAGTCGAGAGAAGATATAGATGGGCTGATCAAAGCCAACATTTGACTTTCCCTTTCGCCGGCTGGCGTGATTCGTTGATATGGGGTATTACGGGATACCGGCATGGAGCCGGATCAAGGAGCAAGATTTGAAGCGAGCATTGCTTAGCGTGTTTGGTTTACTTCCGCTGGCTGTTTCCGCCGGCTCGCTGGAGGAGCAATACGCGGCACCCTGGATCAAGGCTGATAATCCAAGTATTACGCGCGCCCTTTCTGAGGCCGATGTAGAGGGATGCGGCAAATATCGATACCGCGTGAGCAGCGGGAGCAAGACCGAGTTCTTGGTCTACTGCCTGCGCGGCAGTCGAGCGACTCAGGCGTTCATGGTGTGGCCAAATATCCATAAGCTGATGGGACCATATCCCCCAGATCCCTCTCTTCCGTGATTTAGCGAGTAGGAAGGCCGGTCTCCCGGCCTTGTTTTACTTTGGATCGAATGCGCCCAACGACAATGCGGCAGCTTCGCCGATACCGTTTTGCAGCACGGCCTTGAATTCCTGTGCGATGTCTTCGCGCTGGACTTCCTCGCCCACCCAGCGCAGTTTCAGGACAGGTTGCGCGCCGCTGGTGATGACCGACAGCCGAAGGGTGATGACTTGCTCGGTCAGTCCTTCGAACGGGATCGTGCTGAATTGCAGAGACACCGGCAGCGTTTCTTTACTGCGCGCTTCGATCTGATCCATCGCGCTACGGCTGGCGCTGGTCTCGCCCACGGTGGTTTCTGATTCGATGGACGCCTTGATGGTGATGGTGCGCACGGCGGCAATGGCCTTAGCCACGGGGATGGCCTTGCCTTCCTCGTCAACCGGTGTGAGGTACTGGTGCCAGTCTTCGATCCAGTCGCTCAGGTCTTTCTGGCTGATGCCGCGCCCGCCGATTTGCTGGGCGGCGGTGTAACCTGCGGTTGGCTTCAACTTGAGCACGGCGCGGTCATCGGCGTGGCCGGGCTCGCCGGTGGTGCCCAGGTTGAACAGCAGGACACAGCTCATTGCGTCTTGGTCGATGAAGCCGCGCGCGCCTGGTTCTGCGCGCTCAACCACATAGGTGCCGAAATCTGCCAGCGAGTGAGTGCTGTAGGTGCCACGGAAGCGGCTGCGCCCGGCCTGGAACTTCTCCAAGTCGATGACTTTCGAGCTTTCCGGCAGCACTACAGTAGGGACCAGTGTTTCCAGTTTCTTGCCGTTTGCTTCGAGCGCCGTATCGGTTATGAGCTGAATCGCATCTTTAGTAAGTGACATCGTTTATTTCCTTGGATTGCGGAGGGAGGGTTAGCGGGGTCGATCAGGTGCGCTTAGGAATCGGCGCGTCGTCGCGGCTGAACAGTTGGTCGTGCTTCTCCGCGAAGAGGGTCACGCGGCCGCCGGTACCCACGTGCATGGGCGTGTCGAGGCTGGTGTTTTCGCTGCGGGTGCCACGCTTGGTCGGCACCTTGTAATCGAGCTTGTGCTTGATCTTCACCTGGTGCGATTCGCCGATCTGGCTGAAATCCAGGGTGATTACCAGCTTCCCGGCCTTGCCATGGTCAACAACCCCCGCGGCTACCTCGGAGATGGCGTGGCCGATTTGGCTGGCGAAGGCGCCGCCGTTGAGCTCTTCAAGAAACTCGGCAGTATCTGTTGCTGTGGACATGGCTGTTTCTCCGGGATGGCCTGCAGGCCGCTGGGTGGGAGGTTGAATTGGGATTGGCGAAGGCGCTGTCGCACCTGGTTGCTGATGCGCTTCATGGAGTGTCAGCGAACTTGAAGCCGTTCTCCCGGGCGATGAGCCTGGCGCGCTTGTGATCGATGCCCATTGCTGCGGCGGCTTTGTTGATTGAAGTGCCGGTCTGGGCCAAAACCTTCAGGCCTGGTGCTAGGCGGTCACGTTCTGCGCGCAGCTTGCTGCTGTGGCCGCCGCCGTAGGTGCCATCCTTTACGCCGCTGACCCCCTGGGCGACTTCTTGCACGGTACGTCCGGCGCCGAAGAAGGCATCGAGTTGCTGATTCAGGTCGTTGATGATCGAGTCCCGCGGGTTGGGCATAGGCACGCCGATCATTGCCCACCGCCCGACAGCGTCACCTTCACGCCATCTGCGCGGGATTCCAGAGCCTGGGCGAAGTTGCTGGCTTCCTTCCAGGTCCAGCGGAAGCCCTTCACCTTGCCAGTGGCGAGCTCCACGATGTGGTAAGCATTGCCGGCGTTCTTGATCTGGAATCGAATCTTTTGCACGGGCTGCTCCTTGCCGATCAGGGCGTAGAAGTCGGCAGTGGCGATGCGGGAGCGAACGTGCAGGGCCGCAACCCCGTCGACGCGCTGTTTGATTGATGGGTGCATGGTGGATACCTCTGTGGGGTTGCGTTTATTTGTCAGCAGCCTGACCGCTTGGTGTGTGCCGGTGGGCCCAGGGGAGGGTGCTGACGAATAAAGGCGAGCCGAAAAAAAGCCCAGTAGGGACTGGGCTTTTCGTTGCGTTACATAGACCTCCCTATGTCACGCAGGGGCAGCTGCGAGCGCCTGGGTTTATCTGTGCATAGCTGAATCCTCCGTTGTTCGCCCACTGGGTTGGCAGTGGCCACCGTTCTCAAAGGGTGTTGCATGCAGGTGGGCGGTTATAGGCCGCGATTTCGTCCGCATCCCGCTGCCCACTCGGCGAATGGGCAGAAGTGATGCTTTGGTTTATGCGGTGAGGCTTGGACGTTCAGCCTGGCGCAGCACTCGAACCTGAGCCGTACGACGTTCCGGCACCCGGCGGTCACGGCGCATAGCGTCATCGCCGATCATGGCGTGCATGGCGATCAACGCTGCCAGAGCGAAGCACATAGGCGAGATGATCTGTCGGCGCATCGCTTCGGCCACCGCGGCGGTCTGGCGCGTCACGCCGAGCTTGAACATGGCGCAGGACAGGCGTTTGGCTACCGTGCAGGCCGCCACGTCGAACTGGCGGGCAATCTCTTTGGCCGTCATGCCCTGGGCAGTGCCGAGCAGGTACTGCACTTCTTTTGGCGCAAGGCCGCGTCCGAGATGACCCTTCCATGCGCCGCTGATGATTGTTGCTTCCATCAATGTGACTCCCGGTTGGTTTCCCGTCTGGCCCTGTCACCAAGGCCAGCCAGTGAAATCTTCCGTTCTGTTTAAAGAGCTTGGTCCAGTCGGTCCCGTTTTCAGGGGCTGGGAGATCACTTCGCTGATCCCTTGCTATCTGGCGGCTTCACCAGTCGTGTCCAATGAACGCTTGAGTAGCCGTTCATGGCTATTAAATTATTCGTATGTGGGTTTTGTGTCAAGCCGGATATGGCTATTAATTTATAAATATTCATATTTGGTTTGCCGTGGGCGTAAAAAAACCCGCCGGAGCGGGTCTACGGGTTGGGTGCTTCTAGCGCCTTCTCATCCAAGATCCGGTGACGACACCACAGATTTTCGTATCCTCCGGCATCTCTAGGATGCGGCTTGGATAGTCGGGGTTTAGGGCTAGCAGGAAGGTGCCTTCCTCGGTGATTTGAAGTCGCTTGAATGTGGTCTTGCGGTCGGGATCTGGGGTTCTTACTACCACGTCGCTGTTGTGGCGAGCCTCAACGTCAGGATCAACGAGAATTATTTCTCCATCCCTGTACTCGGGGAACATGCTCAGTCCATTCACCTGCAAACAGAACGCGCTTGCACTATGCGAGTAAGGGCATTGCAGCCATTCGTCAGCATCATTGGTAGAGAGCAAATCCAAGCTTTCACTGAGCATCCCTGCAGTCACCCATGAGATCAGAGGAACCGGGTCATAAAGGCCATGCCCGGAACTGATGTTTGACTCACCGCCCTTGAGGCGGTCAATCAGACCATTGTCTATCAGGTCTTGAGCTTCGAGCTTAAACGCCTTGGCAAGCGCCTCAACCCGATCGATACCCGTGTCCGTTTCAGCCTTTAAGGCGCGACCTATTGTCGTCTGCCCTACACCTGACTTGGCCTCAAGTTTCTTTTGGGTGCTGAGGTTCTGAGAGGTGGACATCAGGTACTTGAGGTTATTTGCCAGGATTTGGCGAGTCGAAAGCATTTTGCGTAGCCCCTAAACCATATACGGCTAATGGTCTCATTTATGGTTAGTCGTTTGTGGCTTGACCGTATTATTCGTATACGGCTACGATATGCGCGAATGACTAAAAAGGTTCATCTCCATGCACGCAGCCAATTACCAAACAGACCTGCTCGGCTTCGTTAAGGGCGAGCTTTCCCGCCGCCGTGGTGAATGGCGGGAAATCAGTAGCGTCGCAAAAGTCCCTTATTTCACGCTGAGCAAGATTTCAAACGGTGCGACAAAGGATCCGCGGATCAGCTCAATTCAGGCGCTTACGAACTATTTCATAGAAAACCCGAAGGCAGCGTAACCGTTCGATGTCGCCATTTTCAGTCGAATCTGGAAGGGCGAATAGAGCGCTTGGATCAGCTGTTAATTCATACAGTGCATAGGAAGGGAATAGAGATGGGTGATGGATTATTGGTTTCTTGCGCAGTTCTTGGTAGCGGGGTCTTCGGCTTCGTCGCGGGGCTCGCTACAGCGCGCCCAAGCAAGCATGGCCACAACACCTTCCCATTCACTCATGTGAGCTTCGATCGCGCGGCGACTGACGATCAGCGCTTAAGGCTTCTTGATGAGGCCCGCGTAGCAGTCATTGACGGCAGGTTAAGCCAAGCCAATCAGCTTCAGGATTATCGCGCCGCCGATAAGGCTAGCAAGCCAGGGGGCAGCTTTGAAAATTAATCCTTTCCGCCGCTCCCAGAAGTCCCGCAAGGGAGGTCGGTCGAATCCCATCATCAGAAACATGGGTTCGTCGTGGATGTATGGCTTCAGATCCCAGTGCTTTGCCTTCCAGCGCGCAAAGGCTTCCTTCAAACGTTTCATGTCCGGTCTCCGTGACCTTTTCGTGTGGAAGCAAAAAGCTACCACGGATGCGCCGGACACCCATAACGCCTGAATCGCAGGCACAAAAAAGCCGGGCTGCAACCCGGCTCTTTCAACAACTTGTAAAACACAGTGGGGCCATTATGAACACCAATACCGCTCCAGGCAATACCACCCATGTCGCGACACTTTTTCCGCATGAGCAAAAAGTGTCGCGACACACTATGTCGTCACGCGAAATCGCCGAGCTCACCGGCAGCACGCACGACAACGTGCTGAAAACCGTCCGGGCCTTGGTTGCCAAGGGTGTCGTTTCTTCAAACGATACCCCCTATATCCACCCGCAGAACGGTCAGGTCTACCGAGAATTCCTGCTTTCCCAGCGTGACACCCTGGTGGTGGTCTCCGGCTACAACGTTGAACTGCGCGCCCGGATCATCGACCGGTGGCAGGAGCTGGAGGCGAGGGCGGAACAGTTCCAGATTCCAGCCACCTATGCCGAAGCGCTGCAAGCGGCAGCCGACCAGGCCAAGGAAAACCAATCCCTTCACTTGGTGATCCTGGACCAGGAGCCAAAGGTTTCCGCCATCAAACGCTTGGCGGCCGCCGGTGGCGCGATCTGTATCAGTGATGCTGCCAAACAACTTCAGGTTCCACCCTCAAAGCTTTTTCAGTGGTTGGAGAATAACCGGTGGATCTTTCACCGTGGCGGCTCCAAGCGCTGGACCGCCTACCAGCCGCGCATTACTTCCGGCTATCTGGTTCACAAGGTCACCGCGCTGAAGAGCGACCCGGAGACCGGCGGGGACCGTGCTGCCTTTCAACCTCTTGTTACGCCGAAAGGCCTGGCCTACCTGGCCGAAAAGAATATCGGAGCCTCGCTGTGAGTGTTCAAGCAATGTCCTGGGCGCTCTCTCTGCCCACTGAAATCCTGAAAGACTCGAGCGCGCGTCACGTGCTGCTGTGCCTGGCCAACTACGCCGGTTCGAACGGTACAGGTGCCTTTCCGTCCGCATCTACCCTGGCCCAGGACACTGGGCTTTCCGAGCGCACCGTCCGTTACAAACTCGATGACCTGGAACAGTCCGGGCTGATCAAGAAAGGCAACCAGGCGATCGCCGCGGTTCATATCGATCGCCATGACCGCCGCCCTGTCGTTTATGACCTTCAAATATTGCGGGGTGCAAATACTGCACCCCGTACAAAACGGGGTGCAGATGACGCAACGGGGTGCAATCCACAACAGAACGGGGTGCAGTCTGGAACAGAACGGGGTGCAGCCGCTGCATCCAATCCATCACTTAACCATCAATTAACCGAACAGCAGCTGCAGCAGCGCGAGATTGATGCCGCTCTCGCCGAACAGAACAGCGCCGCCATCAATCCGCAGGATGATCGCCAACGCTTCGCCATGTTCGCCACCTGGGTCCCGAACGAAAAGGGGCTTTCGGATCAAATCGCCATCGCTGGGCTTCCTGCTGACGCGGTTCCTGAAGTGGCGATTCGGGCGTTCATGGGGTTCTTCGTCGCTAAGCCAGCAACCGTTGATACCTCCGCAGGCTGGTGCTACCGGCTGGTTCAGTGGGTCAAGCGCGAACGCGTAAAAGCTTCTGGGCAGGGCAAGGCGCCTGACTTTGATGACACCAGCTGGGCGAACGATCTGGGAGATCTGTGATGGAAAACAAGAAGCCACGCAGCACCGAACAACTGCTCAGCACGATGGGCAATTTACCGCCGGTGGCGCTGGTACAGCCGAAGCAGTTACCGCCGGGCACCGCCGATGTGGTGAACGCGCTGTTCAAGGAATTACAGGCGATTTTCCCGGCCTGGAAACAGGCCTGGCCTGATGCCGAAGCGCTTAATGCCGCCAAGCGCAGCTGGATCAAGGCGTTTATCGTTGCCGGAATCACCACGCTTGAGCAGATCCGGTACGGGCTGCAGAACTGCCGGCAGATCGGCGGCGACTTCGCCCCTAGCGTCGGTAAGTTTATCAAGTGGTGCCAGCCTACTCCCGAGATGCTCGGCATCCCATCGCATGACAGGGCGTTTCGGGAGGCGTTGGAGAATTCACATCCGAGCCGTTTCGGCGCCCGCACCTGGTCCCACGCTGCCGTGCGCCATGCTGCGCTCCAGTGCGAGATGCACAACCTCGTTGACCTGATCCCGGAAAAGGCCAGCAAGGTATTCGACCGTGCTTACGACATCACCATTCGCCGCCTCGTCCAGGGCCAGGCGCTCGAGGATATCGCAGTTGGCATTGGCCACGACGGCAGCAAGGCCCCGATCGAGCGGGCGCATGAACTGACCGAGCGCGTGGCGCAGGCGCAGGTGGCGCGCATGGGGATTCCCACCAATGGACAGTCTGCGCGCGAGCAACTGCTGCGGCGGTTCGGCCTTAAACCGTCGCCGCGCATTGTCGGAGGTGCCCAGCATGGCTGATCGCCGCCTGGCTGTTCCTGAGATCGAGATTTACCGCTGGGCGGTGTTCTGCTGCTCGTTCAAGGTCGACTTGAGCTCGCCTCCGGACCACGCGCTTGCGCTGTTTGCCGACGCGGCTATGGCCAGGCGCTACGGCGCCTGGATGTGGCCCAACACTTTCGAGGTCGTTGATCTCCGAGCCCCCAAGGAGGTCACTTCGTGAATACCCAAATCAAAACCCTGACGGTGAAATTGTCGGATGCCGAGATCGCGCGCAACGCCAAGCTTGAGCATGTGCGTGACCTGCGGGATGCAAGCCATCCAGCGCTTCACTTTCGGTACTTGAAGAACCGCGCGCGCGGCTCCTGGTACTTGCTCCACAAGCGCCAATGGCACCTGATCGGGCATTTTCCCGACCTCAGCAGCAAACAGGTGGTCGCCGCACTCCCCGCTGTGCGGCTGCGTGTGGCGGCCGACGGCGCTGCGAGTGTTTCGGGCTGGTTGGCCGTGGGCGAGCTGCTCGACTGGTTTGGCGATCGCATGGCCAAATCGCGAGCGCTATCGGACAAACGTCGGGCGGCAATAAAGTCTGCAATCAGCTGCCAGCTCAAGCCGCGCCTGAATGATCTGCTGCTGAGCAACCTCAACGCCCAAACACTGGACAGGCAGCTAATGTGGCCGGCGCAGGAAGAGCTGTCGCTGTCCTACGTTCAGCAGTTGTTCCGCCTCGTCGCCATGGCCTTCCGCCAGGCGCGCAAGCTCGACCTGATCCCCTTCAACCCGATGGCCGAGCTAAAGTTCAGCAACTTCACCACGGCCCGCATCCAGCCCAAGCCTGCGCGCCTTCGCGACGTGCAGTTACCCGAACTGGTGGTACTGCTGGCTGAGCGCTTCGACAGCGCGCCGGGTGACGCCATGCTGGCCTTGATGATGCTTTGCCACGGCACCCGGATTGGCGAAACCCGACAGGCGCGTTGGGCTGACATTGCACTGCCGGAGCGCGAGTGGTTCCTGCCAGCCGAACACACCAAGAGCAAGACCGAGCTGCGCGTGCCGCTGACTGATCAAGTGTGCGCACTGCTGCGCCGTTACCGTGACCGCCAGACCGCCCAGGGCTACACAGGGGCTTTTCTTTTTCCGTCGCGCCGTGGCAAGCCGCTGAGTGATAACCAAGCCAGTGCTGTGTTCACTCGGTTGGGGCAGGGCGCCTGGACCAGTCACGATCTGCGCAAGGTGGCTCGTACCGCCTGGACTGACCTCGGCGTCGACGGTCACATTGGCGAGATGCTTTTGAACCACTCGCTGGGCAAGATCGCCTCCACCTACATCAACACCCAGGCCAAAGAGCAGCGTCGTCTGGCACTGGTGAAGTGGCACGACTGGTTAGACGAACGCGGCTTCAAGGCGATCCACGGGCAGACAGGCGTTAGATATGAAGATTCACAAAACATCGTGGACGCCTTGAACGGCGGGGCCTGCGAGCCAGAACCACAATTTGTTAAGGGCGAGGTTTAAAAATGGCGAATCAAGAGCGTTTTACCCCGCTTCCGGAGTTGGTCCGGCTGGCTAAAGCAGCGAAGGCCGGTGGGTGTGAGCTTGGGGAAATCCTCGGCGACACGAGCCAGATGTATACCGCTCAAGGCACACTGATCTCGTTCTGTGAGGCTGCCACGCCGAATGCGGTCCTGGCGTTGGTGGCCATGGGTCGCAGCTTTATGGAGGAGGCGCACCGAAGTCGAGCCAAATGCTCCCGGCTTGAGGCAGAACTCTCTGAGCTTCGCGGCCAGTTGCTGGAGGCGAAATGAAGAAGTCACATGGCCCGGGATTCCGCGCCGCCATGCTCGACCTGGCCAGGTGCCCAGCGTGCCGTGGTCGAGCGGTGATCAAGGGTGTATTCCACGAACTGGCCTGCGTGCAGTGCAACGCCTCCGGCTGGGTCACCGCCGAAACCGGTGAAGCGCTGCCGCTGGAGGTGCTGGTGACGCAGCTGAGCATCCGTCTCCAGGCCGCCGAGCATCAGATCGCACAGTTCAACTGCTTCAAGCCTGCCGGTGCTGAAGCGCAATACAACCAGAACAACCGCCGTGGCCCAGGTGCCACTAACTTCACAGGGGATTGAGCCATGGCTATGTATAAGGACGTGATGGGCACCCTGGTGCGGGTGCTGGCCGCAGACAACATCGACAACAGCACCAAGCAGTCATGGCAGAAACTGATCGACGCCGATCTGCGCCAGGGCGGTACCGGCAGCACCCTGTCAGTGCGTGACAAGTTCGATTACGACTGCTGCCTGTATGCGCTGCTGCACCGTCAGTTGGACCCGGCTCAGTGGGATGTGCTGGTGGCCAAGTACTCAACCCACAAGGCCAACAAGGTCGGTGCCATCGGCAGGCTGGTGGCCCGTATGGTTTCCCCGGCGCCTCAACTGTTCATCTATAAGGCGTTGACGGCCTGGGCCATCCCGAAGCTGAAGGGCGTGCAGGTTGGGAAACGCTCGACGGACATGATCGTGCTACCCGCCGAGTTCTACGACATGAATACCTGGGATCTGGCGGGCTCCCCAGAGCGCACACGTCGCAACTGGCGAGGCGGAATCCACAAGCGTTTGGAGCGGCTCGAAGAGCAGGCCGTGATCCACGCGACCGAGATATTCGACAGCGAACAAATCTTTGTAGATGCCGCTTGACCTGTTGGCCGACTGGCCGTAAATTAACCCCATCATGTCGATCTTGCGCGTTATGAGAGACGACACAAATTCTGAGCCCCGCCACTGTGCGGGGCTTTTTCGTTTCTGGAGTATCGGATGGATCCAAACGACCTCGGCCCTGGCGCCTTTGCTTGGCTGGGCGGCAGCGGCACCATCCTGCTCGGCGTCTTTCTCTGGCTGAGGAAGTTCCTCTCCAGGGATGCCACAGAGCGCGTCATGGACAATGCCGACATCGGCACCGTGCGCCGGCTGAATGAGCTGCTTGATTCGGAGCGTGTCGCTCGAAAAGAGGCCGAGGCCCGAGCTGATCAGTTCGCCAAAGAACGCAATGAACTGGCCGCAGCTGTAGGTCGAATGGAAGGGCGCATTGATGCGCTGACCAGCCAGGTCGCTCAACTCACTGACAAGGTGACATCGCAGAGCCAGGAGATCTCCCGGTTGCGTACTCAGCTTGGAGGTAACAACTGATGGAAAGATGCGCAATCAACTTCATCGCCCGCCATTGGTGGAGGCGATTCGAGGTCTGGGTCATCGCGCTCGCTCTTGTTGGTGGCGGCGCCATATTCGGCTACCAGGCCGCGTACTGGTCTCTCGCTGAGAAGCAGAGCAATCAGGTAACCGACATCCGCAAGGCCTACGACACAGCCATGGACGAACGTGACAAGCGTCTCGAAGAACTAACCCGCAAGACTGGCACCGCCGCCGACAAGGCTACCAAAGCTGCGACTACAGCAGCCCAGGCAGCGGACAAGGCGGATGAGGCGCTCAACCGCGTCGGGCAGTGAGCTGGAGGTGGTGATGGCTAAGGTAAGCGTAACGATCAAGGTTGTTCGGCGTTGGTGGGTGACTGAAGTTCTCAGCCTTGCCATCTGCTACTGCTGGCTGACCGGTCGCGATGAGATGCCCGAGGCATTCATTGATTGGCTAGTGGCTCACGGCTTCAAACTGGAGGTTGTTACGTAATGCCTCTGAGGCCAAAGAAACCCTGTAACGCCCAGGGGTGCAATGTGCTGACTCGCAACCCGCGCTACTGCGATGACCATGTGGACATCGCCAAGAGTGCTGAGGCCAAGCGCCGTGAGCGGCAACGAGAGACCAGCGCTCAGCGTGGGTATAGCTACAAGTGGCAGCAGGCCCGCAAGGCGTACCTGGCGAAGTATCCAT